GCACCTCAGATGCAAGTCTTCGAGAGTGGTGAGGTTCAGGACATGTGTGGTGAGGATGTCAGTTTCTGTTTAGATGCAAAGAAAGCAGGCATGGAGATATGGTGCGACCCTCGGATACGTGTAGGACATGAGAAAACCAGAGTTATCTGATACTTATGAGGTAAGAGTCGGCGAAGATCTCGTTTTCTCGGGCGAACTCGATGATGCTATGGATACCATAGAAGACTTATCGGATGAATATTACAGGACAGGGGAACCTGATCCTTCAACAATTACAATGGAGTTAGTTAATGGCCAAAATTAAAAGTTCACTATCAGGCGGAAGTTTCGTAGAATCGATCCCCAAAAAATCTCGACAAGGATTTGGTAAACATTCCAAATACAGCGCAACCTCTCGAAACAAAGCAAGAAAAAGATATCGGGGTCAAGGACGGTGACATACCAAGCACTACCATCATTTTTACATATTAAAGATAGCCCTGTCGCAGGACAGGGTATTTTTGCAACTGCCGATATACCTATAGACACTAAATTGGGTACATCACATGTTGTAGTGGATGCAGAGATCATGAGAACCCCTTTAGGTGGGTTCGTAAATCATAGTGATGATCCTAATTGTGTTAAATGGTCAGAAAACCAAGATTGGGGTGATATATACTATATGAAAACCATTAAACCTATTAAAAAAGGGGAAGAATTATTTTTAAAATATACTTTTTATAAAGTTGTATAAAAGTTGTATAAATATATTGAGTAAAAGTCTATCGGCAGATGCCCGTAATACGACAATCAAGAAGATTTAAAGACATTTCCTTATCTTTTAAGAGACATCCAGTCACAAATGACCTAATTTCTCTTACAGATGAAAGTGCAATTAAGAGATCTGTTCGTAATCTTGTTGAAACTATTAACGAAGAGCGTCCATTTAACTCCTTAATTGGTTCTTTTATTAATCAAAGCTTGTTTGAACAAGCTGATAATGGTCTTTTGAGTACAATTAGGACTCAAATTGAGACTTCTATTAATAATTTTGAACCTAGAGTGACATTAACTAATGTAAAAGTTGATCATCCACCCGATACTAACGATTTGGAAGTCACTATAGCCTATACTATTATTGGCCAAGAGGCAAATCCACAAGAAATTTCGTTTATCCTTCAACCAACTAGAGTCTAATGTCGTTTACACAATATACAAACCTAGATTTTGAAGAAATTAAGGTTTCTTTACGTGAATATTTGCGTTCAAACTCTAATTTTACTGATTTTGACTTTGAAGGATCCAATTTATCAATATTAATTGACCTTTTAGCGTATAATTCATATACAACAGCATATAATACTAACATGGTCGCCAATGAGGCGTTCATTGATAGTGCGACTTTGA